ATACAAGCGGTGGTTACACTTATCACACATTTGTTAATACGGCTAACTTTGTTGTTAATAGCGGAAGTAAATCTTGTGACTACTTAGTAGTTGCTGGCGGTGGTGCTGGCGGTGCTGGAACTTATATTGGTTTAACTGGCGGTAATAACGGCGGTGGCGGTGGCGGTGCTGGCGGTGTATTACAAAGTTCATTCACTGCCAATGTAGGAACTTATTTAGCAACTATTGGTATTGGTGGAGATGGCGCAAATACAACCACGGGCACAAGAAATGGTGGTAATAGTACATTAGCAAATGTTGTTACTGCTACTGGTGGTGGTGGCGGTGGTTCAGGTTACTTTGGTGGTGCATCAGATTACCCAGGTGGTAGTGGTGGCTCAGGTGGTGGCTCAGGTGGCGCGCACGGCAACAGAGGTTTAGCAAGTCCAGCAGGTCAAGGTTCTGACGGCGGATTCCAACCTGGAAACGCATATAGCAGTAGCGGTGCTGGCGGTGGCGGTATTGGTGGAACAGGTCAGCCTATTTCAGGTAATGCTTATGGAACTGGTAACGGTGGTCCTTCAGGTAATTACTTTGGAATTTATAGTGTTGCTGGTGGCGGTGGCGGTGGCGGAAACCAACAAGGACAAGGTTCAGGTGGCGGTGCTGGCGCAGGTAACGGCGGTGCTAATACAACTGCTGGTAACTCTGCAAGTAACGCTAATGGCTATGGTTCAGGCGGTGGCGGTGGTGGAGGAACTAACGGCAGTATGGTCCCTGGTGGCTCAGGCTCCAACGGTCTAGTAGTAGTAAGGTACTTAACATAATGGCACACTTAGACGACCACAGACACGCATTTATTGATAACAATAATAAAGTTATTGAAGTTTTTGTGTTTGAAGAATCAGCCCACGATTCTATTCTTTTAGAAGAAGTTAAAAATCTTGTAGGAGCAGTAGAGGCTATTTGTTGTTGCACACACGGTAAGGCTCATATAAATAGTTATTGGCGTAACGGCGAATTTACTGAGCCACAACCTTATCCTTCTTGGATTTATAACGAAACAGAAAAAGATTGGGACGCGCCTGTACCTATGCCGACAGACGCAATCTATACTTGGAACGAAGGAAAGTTGGAGTGGGAATTTCTCATAGCGTTACCAACTGAATAATTTTGGGGGCAGTTATGAAAATTACTTTTACAAATATAACTAATATAGATTTAGAAGAATACCAACCTCAGCCAGCAAGTAAAATGCTTCCTGATTGGTATAAAGAAACGCAATCTTATTACGGAGAACAAGGTAAAAAACCAACAGGAAACGGTACAACAACCGCAACTATAAAACGTTGCGTTCCCGTATTTGACGCTTTAACGGCTGGTTACATTATTACTTCTTTTTGCGATATTTATATTTCTCAAAAAGACGGCGCACCGTGGTATGAATGGCCGTCTTTTGGTCCAATTGAATTTCACCCCGTAGAGCAAGCCGTTTTACACCCTAAGCAAAATAATTTTTCATTTCCTAAATGGATAAACCCGTGGGCTATTTCTACGCCTAAAGGTTACTCTGTTTTATTTACCGCGCCTATGCACCGTGAAAATTCTATATTTACTTGTATGCCTGGGGTTGTAGATACAGATAATTACACACCACCAGTAAATTTTCCTTTTACTTTAAACGATACAACTTTTGAAGGCTTCATACCTGCTGGAACGCCACTTGTACAAGTTATTCCTTTTAAACGCGATTCTTGGAAAAAACAACTAGGTACACAAAAAGATATAGAAGAACAAGATAAAATTACAAAAAAGTTAAGAACTATCTTTTTTGATAGTTATAGAAATCGTTACTGGGATAGAAAACAATTTAACTAATGACTACTACATACCGTTATTTATTTGCCGACCTTTTAACTAATGAAATAATTGCTGAACTTCCCGTAACAGGAGTTTCGTTTACGCAACAATTAAATCAGGCTGGAACGTTTCAAGCACACTTACTTCTTTCGGGAGTAAATACATACGGCTATAACGTAGACGCTTCTACAGAACCTACACGTAACGCAATTTATGTTGATAGAAACGGAATCCTTGTATGGGGTGGTGTTATTTGGGCGCGCTCTTATAACTCAGCAAGCCAAATTCTTTCTATTACCGCACGTGAGTTTGAATCATATTTTGAAAAACGTTTAATAACTACAACAGAAGCGTTTACTAATACCGACCAATTAACAATAGTTAAAACTCTTATAGATGACGCACAGGCTCTACCTTCGGGTGATATTGGCGTAATTGTTCCTACCGAAACTTCAGGCGTACTTATAGACCGCGTTTATTATGATTATGAATATAAAAACGTATGGCAAGCCGTTAAAGACTTATCTAATCAAGATGACGGTTTTGATTTTAATATTAAAGTTGAATACGACAATATTACAAATGAACCTATTAAAACGTTAGTACTTGGTTACCCACGTACAGGTAATATTGATTCAGGTGTAGGCGATTTAGATACGCCAGTATTTATTTTTCCTGCTGGAAATATTGTTGAATATAATTACCCCGAAGACGGTTCTATTGTTACTAATAACCTTTACGTTACAGGCGCAGGGTCTAACGAAGGTAAATTACAAGCAAACGCGGCAGACGCTACTTCACTTACTAATGGTTTTCCTTTACTAGATTTTACAATTTCTTATTCCGATATTACTGACCAAACGGTACTTAATGAATTGGCTACGGCACAGGTACTTGCGCTCGCTACGCCACCACCTATTGTTACAGTTATTGTTCCTGCGTTCGTAGAACCAGTATTTGGAACTTATGATATTGGAGATGACGCGCGTTTAATTATTCAAGATGAACGTTTTCCTGAAGGTTTTGATACTGTTTACCGCATAGTTGGAATTAACGTAGAACCTGGAGAAGACGGACCAGAACGTGTAACGCTAACTTTAACAAATACTACTAATTAGGAACGGTTATGGCATATATAAATCAACCACCTGACTTACGTGTAATGTTTCAAGAAATTTATAACCGTTTAAATAAACTTGAAACCGCGCAAAGATTTACCGCGCCAAGTGTTAATTTTTTAACAGATACTCCAACTAACCCACGCGTAGGCGATTTATTTTATGATACTAATTCGCAACGTATCGTTTATTGGAATGGCACCGCGTGGTTTAAATTAACGCAAACGGCACTCTGATAACATTAACGCTATGAATTTAGATATGGCTCTTGCCCTTGCTCAGATAATTTCGCTTGGTTTTATTGCACCCGTAGCGGTATTTAGAGTTTGGCGTAAGTTAGACGAACGTTTAACAGAACAAGATATACGGTTAGTACGTATTGAATACCAGTTATACGAGAACGGTGGACTATCTATGAAAGACCAAATGAATAAGGCTTGCGCAGATATAAATGAATTAAAGATTAACCAAGCGGTAATTAAGACACGGATAAATGCTTAGGTGGTTAATTGGGGGCATATTATTAACAACATTATTAAGCGGTTGTGGTTATCAAGGTTGGGTTCGTTACCCTTGTCAAGAATATGAAAATTGGCAAAAGGCAGAATGTAAACCGCCACAATGCGAAGCAATCGGTCAATGTACAAAAGACTTACTTCCTGAAGTGGAAACAAATAATGGCTAGAAAAAGATTTACACCTGAAGAATTACACGCGCGTTTAATCGTTACTATTGGTGTAATACTTGCCATAGTCTTTGCTGGAAGCGTATTTAGTCTTCTATATGCGTTACTTTTTATTACACAACCTATGGCGCAAGCACCAAATGACGCGGCATTTATTGACCTTGTTTCTACTCTTTGTGTATTCTTAACAGGAACGCTGGCAGGGATTCTTAGTGCTAACGGTTTGAAATCTAAACCAAAACCGCCTGAAGAACCCGTAGTAGAAAAGGAAAGCAAATGAGTTCAGTACAACAAATTGCTAAAGGCTATGAAAATTATTTAGAAGTAGGTAATAACGATACTGTTTTTGGTAAATGGTTTGGGTTAAATAACCAACCGTGGTGCGCTATGAGCGCGTCTAAAATCTTTCACGAAGCAGGACGAATTCTTGAAGTTGCGCCTAAGACTAAGCCAAAAGGTTTTGCGTCTTGTGATGAGTGGCTTAAATATCTAACTAAAAATAATCAGTTAGTACCCGTTGGGCAAGCACAACCTGACGACCTTGTATTTTTCCAATTTGACGAAGACGCTATGCCTGACCACGTTGGAATTGTTAAATGGCATAACACCGCATTAAAGTATGTTCAAGTTTGGGAAGGAAATACTTCAAGCGGTAAAAAAGGTTCACAAAGTAACGGTGACGGTTTTTACCTAAAGAAGCGCGACTACAAAACCATTATGGCAGTAGCGCGACCAAAGAAAGGATAAAAATGGATAGCAAGAAACTAAAAGCGGTAGTTGCTTCGTATGCGCGTACTTTCGTAGCAGTTGTAACTTTTGCCGTAGTAAACGGAGAAACTGATATCAAGACAATTGTGATTGCTGGTCTTGTGTCGGTAGTTGGTCCAGCAATTCGTGCCGTCAATCCTAATGACCCTGCTTTCGGTTTGATTGCCGACAGAGTTGAAGTAGAATTGAAGAAGGCAAGTAAGCCTAAAAAAACTAAATAAGCAATAAAAAGTTTAGCCCTATAGCGTCTTGGGGAAGTGCGCTATAGGGCTATTTCTTTTACTCGTGTCGGTTGCCTTCTCTAAAGTCTTTCCTGTACTCTTTTCCTATGACTTTAGAAGATTCGATTGAACAAGTTCGATATAAGAAGCAAGACCAGCCTTGTCCGCTTGGGTTGATTATTGAAAAGTTAAGTAAAGCCGACCAAGACGCTTTACATAAGGCTATTGAAAAAAGAATTCCTGACGTCACCCTTGCTAATGCGCTACGTAAAGAAGGCTACCGAATTGCTGAAATAAGTATTAGTACGCATAGACGGGGAGTATGTCGGTGCGCGAACAAGAATTAAAAGAAATTCTTCACCAAAGAGAATTAAGTCACGGAGATTTTTATACAAATTTTCTTGCTATAGGAAAAATATGGGGCGCGCTTTTAGGCGTTGAACCTATAGAACCTTACAAAGTAGGACTAATGATGGACGCATTTAAAACGGTACGCGCGTTTAAAAATCCTGAACACGAAGATAATTGGTTAGATAAAGTCGGTTATACCGAACACGCGCATAGTGCCGCGTTTTATGACGTAGGTAAAAAGAAGTGACGTTAGAAAAACGTTTGGAAGATATTCCAGACGAAGTGGCTAACGAAGATTTAGATGAATTACGTAGAGCCTTAATAAGAACGCAAAAACAATTAAAAGACGCACGGCAACGTACTGACGAATTAGTAGAAGCAACTAAGCAAAGCGCGTATGACGCGACCCTATCTATGGGAAAGATTCCGCCTGTAGTAGTTCCCGTTATAGATAAAAGAAAAACTAAACCTGAAGTAGCCCTATGGCATTTAACGGATTGGCAAGGTTCAAAAAGAACTACTACTTATAACTCACAAGTAATGCGCGAACGCGTCTTTAATTTTGTTAAAAAGGCTAGGCGAATTACCGAAATTCAAAGAGCAGACCACCCTGTAAAAGATTGCGTAATACTTTTTGGTGGGGATATGGTCGAAGGTTTATTTAATTATCCTGCGCAATTACACGAAATAGACGCGACTTTATTTGAACAATACGTAACCGTTTCGCGGTTAATTACCGAAGTAGTTAGAGAAGCCTTAGCAACTTATGAAAAAGTATTAGTAGTAGCAGAGTGGGGAAACCACGGACGTATTGGAAGTAAGCGCGCGGACGT